TCTATAAATTAAAAACAGTTCAACAATCAAATGACAAGGGAACTTGGTTTGGTTGGGAAGTGAATAAAGTTGGTGTAGTACAAGACCCTTCGCTATATCAACAAGCTAAATCTTTTTCTGAAAGTGTTTCTAAAGGAGACGTTCAAGTGAAACATGGTGAAGCAAATGGTTCTAAGCAAGCAGAAGCACACTTCTAATAAGGGTACAAAAAACACGAGCGATGAAAGTCGCTCGTGTATAAATAGGGAAACAAGGAAAGATGGAGCAAAAGTTTATACAGATATTTACAGGGTTAAAAAGGGATTATGGGGTCGCGTATCTAAACTCTCCGAACACTAAGAGAGATCCTGACACAGGTAAATTAAAACCAGAATACGGATGGGCTAAGAAAGCTCTACGAGATCAAGATTATTTAGATCATTTATTAGGAATCAAATCTATTGGAATACAAGGATGTGATGATGATGCTTTATGTAGATTTGGTGCTATTGATATAGATGAAAAAAATGAAAAAGGAAAATCTTATGATAATTTTAATCACAAAAAATATTTAGATATTATTACTAAATATAATTTACCTTTGATACCTACTTTATCTAAAAGTGGTGGAATGCACTTATGGGTATTTTTAAAAGAACCAGCAAAAGCAATCTTTGTTAGAAAGTTTTTAGAAGGGTTACTTTGTACATTAGATCTTCCAGTATCCACAGAAATATTTCCAGCGCAAACTGAATTAGGTAAAGATCCGGATGGAAGTTTATCGGTAGGACAATTTATTAATTTACCTTATGTTGGTAAAAAAGATAGAGTTGCATTAAATCCACACGATGGAACTCATTTTACTTTTGAACAATTTATACAAGTAGTAGAAGCAAATATCCATACTGCTGATGAATTGGAAACAATATTAAATGAACACACTCAAGAAATTTTAAAAGGTGGTGGAGAAGAATTTGTAGATGGCCCTCCTTGTCTTCAAGCTATGACCAGGGAACCTTTAACGGATGAACGAGATAGATTTCTTTATAACTATCATATCTTTGCTAAGAAAAAATATCCAGATAAATGGGAGAAGATGACTATTCAAGCTGCACAAGATTATTTTGCAAAAGATGCAGATGGATTTAATGAATGGACAGATACCAAAGTAAAACAAAAAATAAAATCTTGGAGAAAAGATTCTAAAAAAGGATATACTTGTACTAAAGATCCTATTGTGCGTTTCTGTAGAAAACCAGAATGTTATAAAAGACCTTATGGTAAAGCTTCGGATGCTAAGAATTTTTGGCCAGAGTCTTCTGGATTACAGCAAGTAAATTTTGTACCGGAACCAGAATATAGATTTAATGTTCAATTAAATAGCGGAAAAAAAATACAAGTTAAAGTACCAAGTTCTAAAATATTTTATGTACAAAAAGATTTAGCTGCTATTATTACTAAATACACAGGAGTCTTTTTACCTCCTATGTCTCCTAATGATTACAATGATTATGTAGAAAAAATATTCCCACCAAAAGAAATTATAGAACCACCAAAAGGAACTACTCCAGAAGAAGCATTAGAAGAAGCATTAATAGAATATGTTAATGGACCACAAGCTAAAACATATGCGGCTTTTAAAACTGGAGCTGTTTTAGTAGAAGGAGAACATGTATTCTTTAAACAAAATGAGTTTTATGATTTCTTAAAAAATAAAGAATGGAAAGAGAAAAAAGATAGAACCTTTGAAATATTAAAAAATAAATTTGATATTGAGTTTGGTGTTCAAAAAAGATTTCCTAAAAAAACTACAGATACTAAATCTTATGATCCTATTCCTGTTATGCAGATTAAGATCAATGTTAATGATAGAGAAGAAGTCAGTAATGAAGTTATACCTCTAAGAAAAGAAGGAGATATATTCTAATGATCAAAAAAGTATTAGGACCTCCAGGTACTGGTAAGACATATACTTTATTAAAATATGTAAGTGATTATATTAGTAAAGGTACACCTATTCATAAGATAGGATATTTTGCTTTTACTAAAATAGCTGCGAATGAAGCTGCCGATAGAATGCTACAATTGTTTCCAGATAAAAATAAAAAACAATTAAAATATTTTCAAACATTACATTCCTTAGCATTTCATACGTTAGGAATGAGTGAAGACAATGTAATGCAGGATGTTCATTATAATCAAATAGGAGAAAAACTATCTATCCGTGTCAGTGGAGCTTCTAAAGAAACATGTTATTTAGATTCTGATAATGAATATTTTCAATTAATTAATAAGGCTAGTATCAAAGATGTTTCTATTGAAGAAGAGTTTGATACTAATGAATACAGTAGAAAAATTGATTTTGAAGTTTTGAATACAATTTATAATAATTATATCAATTTTAAAAAGGTAAATAATTTAAAGGACTATACAGATATGATCAAGGACTTTATCAAACAACCTGAAAAATGTCCTCAATTTGAGGTTATTTTTATAGATGAAGCTCAGGATTTATCTCCTATTCAATGGAAAATGTATGATGTGTTAAAGACTAAAACAAAAGATATTTATTTAGCAGGAGATGATGACCAGGCCATCTTTGCCTGGGCGGGTGCAGATGTAAAAAGATTTATTGAAGAAGATGCAGAACATGAATTATTACAACAATCAAGACGTATTCCTTTAGCAGTATTAGAACAAGCTAAAATTATTCAATCTAGAATACTAGGTCCACGAATAGAAAAGACTTATCATCCAAGAGTAGATGAACAAGGTAATATTGTAGAAGGTAAAGTAGAGAAGATACATACCTTAGATAGTTTAGATTTAAATCTAGGACAATGGTTAATTTTAACGAGAGCTAAATATAGAGCAGATGAAATTGCAAAGTATTTAAAAGAACGAAATTTTTATTTTAAAACAAGACACGGTAAAAGTTATAATCAAAAATTATACAAGGCAGCTCTTAATTGGACTCGTTTAACGGATGATGGATCTATATTAATCAATGAATGTAAAGATATGTATGATTTTTTAACACAACAGTTTGACGCAGATGTTTTAAAAAATAAAACTAGCGTGACTATACAGGATTTAGGATTAGATAAAGATCAATACTGGTACGAAATGTTTAACAATGCAGACCAAAAAGAATGCCTATACATTAGAACAATGTTGTCTAATGGAGAGAAATTAATTGAAGATCCTAATATAGAAATATCTACTATTCATGCAGCTAAAGGAAGGGAGATGCAAAATGTAGTTTTAGTATTGGATAATACTAGAATGATTCGAAACAATATTAAAACAAGTATAGATAAAGCAGATGAAGAACATAGAGTCTGGTACGTAGGTACGACTCGTTCAAAAGAAAATTTATATTTGTTAAGTGCTAAAAAAGAAAGGCACGGTTATAATCTATGAGGTTCAGGAATGGGAATGGGACAGCTTCCTTAGAGGTCAGTGGTAGGATCTCGCTGCACACACAGCGTCGTTGGTTCTGGAGTCCTTACTCCCTAGATTTGTTCACGCCAGTTAAATCAACAACTACCACAAAACTTAAACAAAGGATAATTAATTATGACAACAAAAGCAGACCTAGATAGATTATTTCCTTCCGAAAGGCAAGAAGGAGGAGATCATTATTCTAAACACACTATTCAACCTTATACCTTTATATCATCCAATAACTTGTCTTTTTTTCAAGGAAATGTTATTAAATATGTAGTCAGGTATAAAGATAAAAACGGTATTGAAGATCTTAAAAAAATTATTCATTATTGTGAACTAGAAATAGAAAGGCTAAAAAAATGAAAGTACCTTTATTTGAAGCACAGACAGAATGGATTGAACCGGAAGAACTTCCTGATTTAAGATCCTATGATGAGATTGCAGTTGACTTAGAAACAAGAGATCCTGATTTAAAAACTAAAGGATCGGGTTCTGTGATTGGTAATGGTGAAGTGGTTGGTATTGCTGTAGCCGTACCAGGAAGAAAGTTTTATTTTCCCATTGCTCACGGATCAGGGCCCAACATGGACAAGAGAAGAGTATTAGAATGGTTTAAAGATACCATGGCAACCGATGCTGTTAAAATATTTCATAATGCAATGTATGATGTATGTTGGATCCGAAGTATGGGTATCCCTATTAATGGTATCATTGTAGATACTATGATTGCAGCGAGTCTTATTGATGAAAATAGATTCGCTTATAGTTTAAATGCTTTATCCTGGGAATATTTAGGACATGGTAAAAACGAAGCAGCGTTAAATGAAGAAGCAAAATCAAGGGGTTTAGATCCAAAAGCAGATATGTGGCAGCTACCTGCAATGTATGTAGGAGCATATGCAGAAAAAGATGCGGAGCTTACTTTAGAGCTTTGGCAAATGTTTAAAAAAGAAATTATTCATCAAGACATAGAGTCTATTTTTAATTTAGAAACAGATTTATTTCCTTGTCTAGTAGATATGAGATTTAAAGGCGTTCGTGTCGATAGCGAACGAGCTCATATATTGAAACAACAGTTAATTGCACAAGAAGAACAATTATTGTTAGACATAAAAAAAGAGACAGGCTTAGAAGTTCAAATAATGGCAGCACGATCCGTTGCCAAAATGTTTGACAAACTTTCTTTACCTTATGATAGAACAGAGAAATCAAAAGAACCTTCCTTTACTAAAAACTTTTTGCAAGAACATAATCATCCTTTAGTACAGAAGATAGCAAAAGCAAGAGAGATAAACAAGGCTCATTCTACTTTTATTGATTCTATTCTTAAATATCAACATAATGGTAGAATACATGCAGAAATTAATCAAATTCGTTCAGATCAAGGTGGAACGGTTACGGGGAGATTTAGTTATAATAACCCTAACCTACAACAACTTCCTGCAAGAAATAAAGACTTAGGTCCCCTTATTAGATCTTTATTCTTACCGGAAGAAAAACATACCTGGGGATGTTTTGACTATTCACAACAAGAACCAAGACTCGTAGTTCATTATGCTGCATTACATAATTTTCCATCGGTTTATGATGTAGTGGAAGAATATAAAGATGATGTCAATACAGATTTCCATCAAACGGTTGCTGATATGGCCATGATACCAAGATCACAAGCAAAAACTATTAACCTTGGATTATTTTATGGAATGGGTAAAGC